ATAGCAAAGTGAGACATCCGTCTCGCCTTCACTAGGATGCGCATGTCACCGGAAGGTGCGAGTCCCCACACCGTCGGCTGTAACCAGTCGCCGGGACTGAGCGGAATACTAAGGTCCGCTAGCTCCCACTCCGTATGATCAGTTTGATCTTGCGGCTTGAGGGCTATGGCCGTAGCAGGGTGACCGACCTCGATCAGCTCCCGTGCCCATTGCTGTGCATTGGGTATAAAGGAGAAGTCGGGATCGGCTCCCTTGAGCGATTTCTCTACAGGGCCCTTTAACACCCATCCTCTAAGGAGGGCGTTGAGGTTCCCTGAGAGAGTCGCCATCCACTCAGTCTGACTTTCCCGAGCTCTACGTATCGCAGTAAAACTGCGATACCGCAAAATCTCGGATTCCAGAACGCCTGGCTCGCACGGTAGGGGTCCCATTACGGGACCCTCCGTCGAAGCTTCAGCGGTGGACGAGTCCGGCCTTCGAAAGAAGGACGGCCTCTTGCCGGGCGCGTGGCTATCAGCTTGGGTGCCACATAGGTACTCAAGAGGGTAGACCATAAGCCCGCCCCACAGCGCTGGCTGCACTGCGAGCGGAGCCTCTGGCCCTAGCAGCGATGCTAGGATGTATCGCCATGCCCGAGTCATCTTACCTTGGATGGTAAGATGCAGGGACGCAAGATAGAAAGATTGGTGTGTGATGATAAAGCCACGCAGCAGTAACGTTTCCACCAGGACTCGAAGTCCCGAAAGATTCGAAACCGCTTGCGCAACTAGAGCACCAGACACTCCAGTTACCTCTGTCCCACCGTGGAAGATTCGCTTCGCGAATTCCGCGGTGCCAGGACCATTAATGCTCTTTGAGTCATTAATGGTTACACCCAGTTCCGACATTAGCAACCGGTACTCCTCGGCCACGGCTTCATCGAAGATGACAATGTCATCCCCGAGAAGTGCGTAACCTTGGAATAGGCCTTCGTATCCTGCGAGCCGTGCAGCTATTTGGACCACAACGTGGTGAGCAAGTGCAAAACTTGCCCAAGACGAAAGGGTCCCCATAGGCTGACCGGCGCCGTAGCGATATGCTACCCCTTGATGCCAGTAGTCCCGGTCAACCAAGAGTGTTCTCCAGGCTTCGGCGACCTCTGGTCCTACGAGGACAGCTAGTGTAAGGACAAGGAAGCGGACCGGGAATCGGTCGGTAGCCGCGGAGAGATCAAAGCTGTAAAGCTTTGTTCCCTTCTTGGTCTCCTCCCGAACTCGATCTGCGGCCTTTCCTTGATCCCAGGTCCCATCCATAGGTAACTTACGCAACTCCTCCATGAGGAAGTTATGTAACAACCGAAGGAGGGTCTGGGTCCAGAAATCCGAGATCGCGAAGACCCTCATTTTGCCTAGAGGCTCTCTCTTAACCCCGAGCTTTCCTAAGATTGCCCGGGATTGCGGGAGAGTCTTTTCGACAATGGGGTACTTGTTGATCATCGGGCTGGTCACTAGTGCCAGGGCCTCTACCGAGTGGATTAAGAATGATAGACCCCATGCTTTCGCAAGAAAGCAGTAGGTGTTCCAGACGGAGCTA